GATGCCATTGAGTCTGGTGAGATTGAGGTGGATGAGAACGTGGTTTTCAAGTCCGTGAAGGGGCTACAAGGGCTTACAGACATTCATGGCAAGCTGACTGGCAACAATGTTCAGAAGCACATTGTTGAGCATGTACACACCAAGGAGGACTTTGCCGACAAGGAAGCAGAGCTTGAGCGGAAGTACAATGAGATGAAGAAGGCCGAGAAATCAGACCCTAGCATTATTGAGGTAGACTAATGGAATTAGACTTCATAGACCATCCGATAGTCAAGCCGCCTTCCATCGAGAAGCAGCTTGAGATGATTCGCCTAGACAAAGACCTCTACGCAGAGAGTGTAAGGTTGCAGCGTGAGCGAATTGATGCCGCTATCAATGACCCGTTGAACTTCGGTTTTGAGTTCGACTCATGGCCTCTACTGCTTGAGCAGCTTGGCAAGTGGATGGAAGCATTCGCGTTTGGGGGCAACGGAGGAAGCAAATCTGAGGTTGGAGCATGGATTGTAGTTCAGTGCCTAATGAAGAACCCTGGGACTAAGATGTACTGCTTCGCGCAGGATGATGACGCATCTACCCAGATTCAGCAGCGATACGTACACAAGTATCTCCCTCCCAAGTACAGAGAAGACCACAAGACAAAGGGCGGCGGCTATGTCAAGTACACAGCAAAGAACGGCTTCACCGACAACGGATTCATCTTAGACCTAGAGGACGGCACTGAGCCTAGAGAGTGCTACTTCTACAAATACTCTCAGTACCAAGCAAATAAGCACAAGTTTGAGGGCTACGAGTACGGCAGCAGAACTCCTATGTGGGAGGTAGAGTTTGGAGGCGTGAAATACAAGATCAACGTAGGGGCTTGGCTCGACGAATATCTCGAAGGTGGCGACCTATACAAGACATTGCTTTATCGTATTCCTCGACGTGCTGCGTCTATTCTGACGACGTTCACGCCGATTGACCAAATGACCGCATTCGTGGCAGATAAGATCAAAGGGAGTCAGGTGGTTAAGACCATCGAGACAGACCCAGAGCTTTTTGACCACAGTATCAACCCCAAGAGCGGGGAGCCGAATGAGCCTACCACCGTCGAGTGGGTTAGGGAGAAGCGGAACTCGGACAGACCAAGGGCGGGTGTTGGGATGGTATTCTTTCCATCTAAGCATAACCCTTGGTCTGGTTACGAGAACATGCTGACGCTCCATAGGCACAAGTCCCTAGAGGAACGCCTAGTTCGCTTTCATGGAATCCCGTCGAATGTCATCACTGGACTGTTCCCCTTGTTTTCCACGGGTGCAAATGTTGTGTCAGATGAGGACTTCCCCGATATATCAGACTCATCGAAGTACACGGTTTGGCACATTGACGACCACGCATCTGCTCGTAACCACTTCATGCTATGGGGTGCTGTAGACAAGAATGGCGAGATCTGGATTCGTCGGGAGTGGCCTGACCGTGAAACATACGGCGAATGGGCATTATTTGGCGCAGGGCAGAACGGCGGTAAGAACGTGAAGTGGCGACCAGGGCCAGCTACTCCGAAGATTGGGCATAACGTACAAGGCTATGTTGACCTATTCCACGAAATAGAAGACGAGCTTAATCTAAAGCCATTTGAGCGAGTGGGAGACTCCAGAGCTTTTGCGAACGAGAATGACGACAATGTAGACCGATTTCAGCTATACGCCGACAAGGGTGTGTACTTTGTTCCGTCTGACGGCAGAACCGAGGGCTTTGGCCTAAGTCAACTAGATGATTGGTTTCACTACAACGTAAATGCTGACATCGACGTGGATAATCATCCGAGGCTCCACATCCACGAAAGCTGTGGGAATCTGATTGAGTCGCTACTAAATTACAACTCTTTACCAGCAAAGGCTGACGAGGCACTGAAAGACCCTATTGACTGCCTTCGCTATTTCCGAACCACGAATGGAGGAGAAGGGCCAGAGCACTATGACAAGACAGCATTTATATCAACATCAACAGTCGGAGGCTATTAAATATGCAATGTAAAACACTAGCAGAGGAGTATGGCGTAACAGCCATGAGCATCGGACGGCTACGAAAGCAGTTCGCACCTGACGAGTCGGGAGACTTATCAGCAGAATCAGAGGAGTTTATCCGAGCATACTTCACGGAACTTGAGTCTGACGAAGTTGTAAAGGAGATTGAGGAGGCAGTTAAGCCCCAGTTCGTAGATTCCATTTGCAGCTACACGCAAGAGGGACGGCACGAAGTTGAGTGCAAAATCCGAAACGAAGACGGAATAGACACCGTTCGGGCATTGATTCCTTTTACAAAGAACGTCTCAACCTACCAAGGGCAACCAATGCGCTTGGAAGTCATTGAGTATGACGGAGTTAAATACTATCGACACGCATCACTAGCAGGAATGGCTTGGAGTGCCACACGACTATGAGCGAATGGGGAGGAGAGTTAGACTACGTGGATGACTCAGAGTTTCGCCAAAAGAGCTTTGAGGCATGGCTAGACTGGGAGTTCCTGCAACGTAGTGTCGCCAAGTATCAGTCCGAGTGCGCTCCATCCGAGATGGGTCGTCTGTGCGGGAAGAAGACTGTCGCCTCAAGGCAGATCGTCCACCGCGCACTTGAACATGCTAGATGTTGTAACGCTTAACGTATAATGACCACAATGGAAGACGAATATCTTGAAGACTTGGCATACGTTCCCAAGGAACCAAATGTCCACAACTTGAACGAAGTCTACCGCAAGGATTTGTCAGACCACTCTGGCTATGCAGATCAGTGCGCAGACTCCTACAATCAGCGGCGCATGTGGTGGCCTGGCAAGACGCTTGACCAGAAGAAGCATCAGCTAGACGCTAAGCCGTGGCCCATGGCATCGGATCAGGAAGTTCCTGTCATTGATCCACGCATTAACACTTTGGTAGCCCTCATCATGAACGCCATCCGTGACGGCAATATCACAGCCGCGCCAGTGAACGGCGACGATGTTGAGCGTGCTGCCAGCACTACTGTGTTCATTCGATGGATGCTGGATAGCTGGATACCGAACTCTTACGATCAGATTGAACTAAGTCTGAATGACATGTTTGAGAAGGGCATCGCAGCTACTTGGGTAGGATGGGAGAAGCGACTACGCACTCACCTACAAGAAGTAGACCTAGAAGAGATTGCCGAGCAGTCGCCAGAGATGGTTGAGCTACTAGCAGACGAGGAGCGCGTAGAAGAGGCACTTGAGATGCTTCAAGAGGTGTTCGACGGTGTGAACCCTAAACGTGCTAAGAAGGCACTAAAGCAGCTACGCGAGAACGGTGTGGCAGAGATTCCAGTAATCAAGGGCGACATTGACCGTCCAGTGATTTCGGCTAAATGCCCACGCGCAGACATTATTTATCCGTCCTACACAATGGACGCAAAGCGGGTAGATCGAGTCCATATCCGCCACTTCATGTCCATCCAAGACCTAAGAGCATCCGTGCATTCTGAGGGGTGGGACGAAGATTGGGTAGATGAGATTATCGAGAACCACATGGGCATGACCCAGCAGGAGCTAGATGGGCCTTACGGCAATCGTAATGCGTTCCTAGCCAACCAATCAGCCACACTGTTCAACCTTGGCAATCGTGACGCAGAAGACCTTGTTGAGATTGTTCGCACCTTCCAGCGACTTGTTGACGAGGAAGATGGAGCCGAAGGTTACTATCAGACTGTGTGGGCACCGAGCCAAGCGGAGGGCGACGAGGACAGCATTGGTTTCGGTTTATTTGAGTTGCTGAACGGATACGACGAGTTTCCGATTGCACTTACTACGATGTCACGCGACTCCAAGCGTATCTACGACCAACGCAACGTCTCTGACTTGCTCCGTGGAAACCAGCGTCAAGCTAAGGTCACTCGCGATGCCTATGTAGACCAACTCTCAATTATGATGAACCCGCCCCGCACTCACCCTGCTGGGCGTCCTGCTTCCACATGGGGGGCTGGTGCAGACTTTGCGACACGTCGTGGCGAGGAAGGGCTGTATAAGACTCTTGAGGTTCCCAACACTTTGCGTGAAGGCACAGCACTTGAGGAGTTCCTGACCGACGAAGCGGACTTTATCATGGGACTCAAGGAAGGCTCGCCAATGGCGTTGCAGCGTCAGCAGTATTATGTCAATCGCGCACTCATCCACGTAGCTGAGATTGCTCGCCTAGCTTATAAGGCTTATCAGAAGTTCTACGATGGTGAGGATATTCACTTCCGAGTAACCAATAGCCCAGACCCACAGGTATTTAACCAAGGGCCAGAGGACGAGGAGCTAGACATTAAGTTCTTCTACGATGTTCGCACCCAAGACCGTGAATACGTCAACGAGACTGTTGAGACGCTAATCAAGCTTCCTCAAGCAGACCCTACGGGAACAATTGATCCAGCCGAGGTTATCCGTGTGGCAACGCACCTGGCAGCACCTCAGTTCGCATCTCGTATCCTTCGTAGCTCTGAGGCATCACGCGCAGACATTCTCAATAAGGTCAGTAAGGACTTGGCTATTATCGACTCTGGACAGTCAGTGGGCGCACAGCCTAATGGTGGTCAGATTGCACTAGAATACATCAACAACGTATATCTACAGCAGGAGGACGTTCAAGCCAAGCTTCAAGCTAATCCGCTCTTTGCCGAGCGTCTATCTACATACATGCAGCAATACCAATTCCAAGCGCAGCAGGAGCAGAACGCTCAGACTGGACGCATCGGAACACCGCCAACCGACCTACAGGGGATAAATACAATTGGATAATCTACCAACATACGAAGAAGCACTAGTTCACTTTCAAGCGCAAGGCCCGATGTGGACTGCCCTCTGCGACGGGATTCGTGCTAGGCGAGAGGACAAGTATGCAGACCTAAAGCGGAATGCACAGACTCCAAACTGCAACCAGAAGGCAGATGACAAGGTTATCGGTGCTATGCTGGAATGCGACGATATTCTGTATGAGTTTGAGACAGAGTGGGAACTAGAAGACTGAGTGTAACGCCTTCGGTATAATGATGCCATCGACACTTCTCACGTTACGAGATGCTTAAATTATGGCTAAAGATAAATCCGACGGTAACTCTGACACCGCACTCAAGTCAGAAGAGGGAGAGTTTGACGAAATTGCCTTTGAACGGCAGTTAGCACAATCCGACCCGACACTAATCAATTCCGAAGAAGCTCCAGCGGATCTTTCTGACGAACCTGAACCAGAGGAGGAGGCTGAAGCTGAAGAAGCAGAAGTCGAACCCGAAGAGGAAGAGGGCGAGGAAGAAGAAGCCGAGGAGGTTGAAGAGGAAGAGGAAAGTGATGACGTTCTTTCTCAGATTGATTTCGACGCATTGACGGACGAGCAGAAGCAATCAATTGCTGAAGCAGTCGGCAGTGGTGCTGGAAAAGAACTTGGTAAACTACGCAGAGAGGGAAGAGAGAAGGATGACAAAATCGAATCGTTGCAAAAGCAGCTTGACGATGGACTATCCCAGATGCTTCCCTCCAACAACCCACACAGTGAAATCCATACAATGGAAGAACTCCAAGAGAAGGAAACTTCTTTAGAGGGTAATTACCGTTACATGGACAAACTGCTACGAGGCACAGAGGAGTATTTCGATATTCCGATGGTCGGTGGCGGCACAGAGGAGTGGGACAGAGCGAAAGTGGGTCAGTGGAAAGATTACTACGAGACTCAAATCCGAGCAATTCCAGCGCAGCGTAAAGCGATTAAGGAGCTAGAGAGTATCCAAGGACTCACGAACAAGGAGCTAGAGAAGGCGAAAGCCGAGGTTAAGTTCCTTGAAGATGAAGAGTCTAGTCAGTTCAAGGAGTGGAAAAAGCTCACGAACGACGCAGATTTCGCTCTAATGGCACGTGCGTTCCCAGCATTGGGAGCAAAGCTAGCCAGAGCCTTAGCGCATTCCGTAGCCTTCAAGTCCAAGAAACCAGTTAGCAAGATTAAGCTTCCCCGAAAAAAGGCGAAGCCAATCAACGGCACAACTAGTGGAGCTGCATCTTCTAAGCCCAATCGTGGGAAGAAGAAGGTCAGCGACTCAGCGCGTAAACGCTTTCAATCGGGAGATTACACCGAAGAGGATATCATGGCCTCCCTTAACATCTCATAAAGACTAAAACCAATATAACTATTACATCAAATGGCAGCATCAAATACATTCGACACTACTAATCTTGGTAGTGCAGTATCCAACACCGAGGAATTGACTCGCGGGGCATATCTCATTAGCCCTTCCAATTCTCCGTTCTATTCTAACACGAACAAGAGCAAAGCTTCTAGCATCATGCCAGAGTGGACTCTTGACGACCTGGACGATCCAGACAACACACCAATTGCTGAGGGCGCAGATGCCGTCGCATTTGATGACGAGTTCAAGGATCAAGCGCGTGTATTCAATTACATCCAGACTCTCCAACGTAACCCGAAGGTTACTGATGACCAAGAGCTTGTGGACAACGCTGCTGGCGTAAACTACGCTGGCGCAGTAATGAAGGCACTCAAGGAGCTTAACCGTGACACTGAGAAGGCATTGCTTTCTGCTAATGCTCGCGGCATCTCTGGTTCGGTTCGCACCTCCGCTGGTCTTGCAGATCAACTTAGCGGTGCATCTGGCATCTTCCCAGCAGAGTACGAAACTCCAGCAGCTCAGGTTGTTACTGGTGGTTCCGCTCCTACGGAAGCAAATGTTGACACCGTTCTCCAGTCGATGTTCGACGAGTCTGGTGAAGATTCTAGCGTCCGCATCTACGGTGGTTCTGGCTGGATTCAAGCATTCGCTAACAACACAATGCGCCTCACAAGTGCTACTGACAACTACCGCACTCAAGTTAACTTGAACGGCGAGAAGGGTGTCATTAAGAACAAGATTCGCATCTACGAAGGTCAGTTCGGTACTGCCGAGGTCGTGAACCTCAACAGCAAGACCCTTACTGATACAACCAACAAGGACATGGCTTACTTCATCAATCCTAACTACGTCGAGATTAAAGAGCTTGGCGGGTTGATCCAGAAGGAACTCCCTGATCTTGGTGGTGGTCGTCGCAGCACGATCCGTCGTAAGTTCACTCTTTGTGTTAAAAACCCACGCGCACACGCATACTGGGATACAATTGCTTAATCTTAACCAAGGAGAATTAAATTATGGCTAACGTAGCAGTATCAAAAACAGCAATTCCTAATTGCACACATGCTTCCGTCGATGAAGTGATCGTCCAGAATATCCGTTATTCTGACATCGTGAACGGTGGAACATTCGCAGACAATGACACAGCAACTCTGACAATCCCAGTTTCGGCTGGAGACACAGTTGTTGCTGCAAGCGTCAAACTCATCACTGCCTTTGATGACAGTGGTGCTGGCGACGAGTTGAACATCACAGTTGGTGACGGCGCAGATGCAGATGGTTACATCGCAAGTGCTCAGCTCCACGCAGATGCAACAGAAATCAGCACAGTGTATGGCACTGGTGATTTGCTTGACGGAACTACTTCCGACTTCAAGCACTACACAGCCGATGACACTATCGACATCCTCCTCACTCCCAACGTATCGACTGGCACAGACTACAATCTGGGTGAGTTGACTGCTGGCGAGGTTGAAGTCAAGGTCGTTATCCGTAAGGCTTAACCCCTAACAATTGGGGGGGAGTGGGCAATTCCTGCTCTCCCCTTTTTGTAGACTTGACAGATAGGTTATCATAGACGCAT